TCGCAAAGGCATTGAACTAGTCCACAGTTAGCGCAGATTGTCTCATCGTCATCTTCAAACATAAGGCCTCTCAATGCTCGACTTTCTCAGCGTCATCTAGGAGAGCGCTGAGAGATGTGGGAAAGTGCTGCATAAGTATATCACGAGCCGCAGAAGCCACAGCTCTTGTCTCAGGCTGAGAGTGTGAGTCTAACCTCTGCTTCAAGAACTTGGCCCAGTTGTTAAGGTTCCCGCTCATCCAAAAGTGGGTATACGTGCTCTGAGGCAGTATAGCGCGCGCTTGCTCTCGAGCGACACCTGAGGCGAGCATCAACTGATAGAACGTCATGCAGTTCTCGTGGTGTTGGTCCCAACATTGAAGCCAGTGGTCAGACTCATGGACCACCTCATCAGTGGAGCACTGCAAGCGCTTTTGATGTTGAGCTCTCAAAGCTGATGGAGTCCAAAACTGAACGTCTTCTGATGTATAGCGGCGACTGACCTCATTATAAGAGAAGGTTCTATGCCTCATGATCTGAGAACGAACAAATAGAGGACAGGTGATCTTAAGGGTGGCTGAGCAGTGTTCAAAGGGTGAGGTGTGGCCATGTTGTGCTAGATACCTAATGAGTACCGCGTCTCTATTGGTCATCTGCAACTTTGAGCTTGTCGCCTCTTCATAGAGAGACACCCGCGCCGAGTGAGCTGGCGTTGAGTCGTGACCCATGTGAGCCACGTAAGTCACCTCACCTATCCCGTCATCATAGATCTTCATTGTCGTTCCTGCGCTTTAGCTCTCTCTGCAAGTACCAAATAGCCTTACAAAGATCATCGGTGGCTGGCTCGTTAGGCTTGCGCCCTGCTCTGAGGATATACTTCAGCGCTGAACCTAGAGCGAAGTTCAGCTTATACGCCTCAATGATGTCAATAGCCTCATAGCCCTGCGCCTGATAATGATCAGGATGGTTGACCTTATCACCCATTAGAATCCCCTTGTCTTAGCGCCACCTACTCTGACTCGGCGGTCTTTGGTGGCTGTCGCTCGTGGTTGATAGTTGCGCTGATCAACTAGGGAATCTGACCAGTTCCAAGTGATGCAGTCATAGCGGAGAGCGTCGAGTGGATCTTCTCGCCCATCCTTCTTAGGCTGCTCTTTGTTGTCCCATCCATAGCTCATGATGGCCTTCCTGATTGAGTTCCCTAGAGCGCGCTCGCCATTATCCCACACCTCTTTAGTGATGAGATATTGACCTCGAGCAAATGCCCGCTTCAATCGCTGAATCCCATTGAGCACATCTGTCCTGATGGGGTCGGTGTTCGACCGCAAGGGTAAACCAAGCCCATGAGGTGGATTACCTCTCATTGCTCGGAAGGCTGAGCGCCCTGTCTGATCATTTCGCGCTCTGCCTGCCTTGTCAGCGACTCCATTATCTAGCCATATCCTCTCAGCCGGTGCAGAGCTCCTCAGCGAGCGAGGCCACGCCACAGCTAGGATAAGGGTGGCTAGTTGAGCGGTGGTCACCTCTTGAGGGTTGATCTCAGCGCAGATCACATCGGCGCCAAGTTCATCGTCATGCACGATAATCAACACCGATGGTTTTCTGAATCCCCAGTCGATGGCGATACGTCCGCTCATCGAGGGCTTATACTTCCAACCGCTGATAACGTGGCGCGACTCATCGAACTCAGAGTAGATGAGCCCTGAGGGTGGCCGTGGCTTGTTCATCACCATAGCCTCACGCTCAGCCTGAGGTAGAAGCTTAGTGGCCTCAAACCATTCAGCGCTGAGGTTGGCTGAGTTCACATATGAGGTATAGAGGAGAGGTTGACAGCCCGCCTCCTCTGCGAGATTGCACCACCAAGCGCCGCTCACCGGCAGACCCACAAGGATCATGATGGGGCTCGGCCCCGCTCTCAATCGACCCATCGCCTTATGAGCCACCTCTGCTGAGAGCGTCTGACACTCATCGATGAGGCAGACACCCGAGGTGATGTTGAGGCCCTCGAGCGGGTTGTGGGTGGCGTCTCGTGTGCCAGGTCGATAATAGGACCGACACCACACAGTCGAGCCATTCGGCGCTGACCATTGTCTTAGAGTGTGGTTATACGTCCAACCGAGTTTGGATAACCACTTCTCCATCTCAGGCATCAATACTGAGTTGTAGCGTGGGTTCGTGTCGGTGACGAGAAGGCTAGAAGTGTTAGGTCTAAACCGAGAGATAAACAGCAGAGCAAAGACAAGCGCCGAGGTCTTGCCTGATCCCCACCCACACCGCGCCGCTATGATTCTCTCACTGCGAGCGATCCGAGAGATGATTCCATGCTGGAGCTCGTTGAGCCTAATCATCCAGCTTTAGCCCTGCATCGGTGACGAGCCACCTCTCCTCAAGCCTGACCTTATCTGATCCGACTTTGATCACGCTGACCTTAGCGCCGCGCTCAACATCTAAGATGTCGTGATAGCAGATCTGATGAGGCTCACTGAAGTCTTCACAGCAGATGAGGCGATGCCATCCGTGAATCTGATAGTCCTCACGCTCATGGGAGGCATAACGCGACCACGAGCGACGAAGATAAACTCTAGTCGTCTGTTTCTTCTCTGTCTGCTTGGTCATCGGTGACCTCCTCATAAGGCTTGGCGATCTGCTCAATCATGCTGATGATGATGTCATCAGTCTCGTTGGTGGTATTGTTGACAGTGAGGTCAACTTCTCGCTTGGCACCCCACCGATCAGGGAAACGCCGTTCAAGTATCCAAGCCGCCGCGCGCCAGTCCTGCTTAGCCTCACCTTGATATCTGATGGACTCGAGCAAGACAGCCTCACTAAAATCCTTGGCAGCCTCAACCTCTTCAGCGAACTCTTCATCTTCTTCTATCCATCGATAGTAGGTTGAGCGACTGATGGAGCTTTGAGTACAAGCGGCGTCAACGCTCATTCCTGTTCTCAGGTTTTCAAGTAGCTTCTCGCGCTTCTCTTTGCGCTTAACCTCTCGTTTGGTTGATTGCTTTGGCATTCTTCAAAGTCTCCCTAATGTGATCTCGTAGAGCTTTGGTCTTATTATACACATCGAGGTCATCAGGATCATTGAGGTCAAGCTGTTCCTCGAGGCGCATCACCAAGAGGCGGTCAAGCTCTTTGAGAACTCGGTGAGTCTCTGCTTCGCGCGCGCGTTGATCAGGTTCTTTTTGTTTCATTATATATCTCCTCTTCTCTCTGATGAGAGCGCATTAATACTCGTTGGGTGTTTATCGGCGGGTGAATCCATCACCCCATGATGGGGGGTTGTGACTCTGAGAGAGTGGCTCAGGTGGTAGAAAAGGGTCAGGCTTTTGACCGGTGGAGTGATCAGGCTCTTTGTCGAGCAAGCGCCAAGTGTTCGCTCTGATCTCCCAAAGTGTTTTGTCGTCCTTCCCCTTGAAGCTCTTGAGCTGGCCTTCGATGTAGATCTTGGCACCTTTACGAATCGAAGAGGCGGCGCGATTACTCGACTTATCCCAGACCTTGATGGTGTGCCACTCGGTTGACTTCTGCCACTGCCCTCTTGAGTCTTGGTAGTTCTCATGAGTCGCAACCCTGAAGTAAGCAAAGGGTTGACCGCTTTGAGTGGTTCTTAGCTCAGCGTCTTGGCCGACGTTACCGATGAGGGTCACTTTGTTAATCATTGTTGGTTAACTCTTTCTGAGCTGTTGAGGGTGTATGTGATGAAACGAATCTGAAGATGATCTCTCTGAGCAGCTGCGAGCGTGACCACCCAAGCCGATGAGCGATCTTGTCTAGTCGAGCGAGCTCAGGGGAGCTCACCCGCGCTGAGATTGTCTTGTCTGATGTGCTCATGATTCCTCTTTATGAAGCGCCCTCACTGAACGGTTTTCTCTGACACAAAGTTCCATTTATGTTTAAGGGTCAGTGAGGGCTAGGTGAGCTTCTCACTTCTATAATAACTCTGTCAACCGCCTTGTGTACATTGTTTACAACTCTGTAAGTATTTGATCTTAGAGACGTCTACTTTGTTTACAGATTAACTAGGCCTTTATCACTGCGGTTAAAATCGGTGAAGCGAGAGACTTTATTGCAGTGAAAAGGATAGACAGCATAACACCAAAGTGATAAGACTGTCGATGGTGGTTTTTCAAGATTCCTCCTTGATTGCGAACAACCACCAGTTAACCTCTTCTCATGGTGGCGCCAACTCGAAAAGAGACATCATGAGGAGGGTGTTAGATGAAGCCTTGATCAGCCCCCTAAGTAGTTACGTCCAGTTGCTCAGGGCTTCATCTAACACTCAGCTCTATTTAGGCTTGAAGATCGTTTAATGTTGAGCTATAACTAAAAAACAATCTGCATCGTTAGCTTCTTTCGGGGGGCGCGCGGTGGCAAGGCCTCATAAGCTTCTTCGTCGTCGGCAAACTTTGAAGGGAGCTGTGGGGCCTTGGTCGTTTTTAGGGTCAGCGCACACCCCAAGCGCTCATGTCGACCTGATCTAGTCGGCGATCTCTTCCCACCATCTCAATCGGTCGAGGGAACATCGCGCCGAGTCGGCTCTTGACCGCTGGATTCTCGCTGAAGATGTTGAGAAGCTGATGAGGATAGACGTTGCTCGTCATGACCACACTCAGCTCACCGGCGCCCCATTGCTGATAAATCTCTTGGATCAGCTCGACAGTCTGAGACAGCCACCACGGGCTCTTATTGGCTGAGCCACCGACGCCGGCGAACTCATCGATCAAGAGCAGGTCGATTCCGGCGAGCCAATCTTTGAGAGGATCTTTGTTGTTCTTGTCTTTCCAACTCGCCTTGATCTGATTCATGATGCCGATGTGAGAGATGTAACGAACCTTCAAGCCGAGGTAGGCAGCCTCACGAGCGAAGCAGTAAAGTAGAGAGGTCTTGCCGTTGCCAGGTTGACCATAGACATAAAGTCCGTGGGGAGCTCCCTGACAGCCTCCTCTCAGATACTCGAGCATAGATTCGACCGCCGCCTTCTGCTCGGGTGAGTCTGGCTCGTAGGTTGAGAAGTTCATGTTGATTGCATCTGATGGGAGTCTCATCTTGTCGAGTCGCTTTAGCCATCGGCGTGGCTTCTCGCATCGAGGACACATGGAGGCCACCTGAGCCATCCTGTTTGGGAGCCATTCATAGTTCCATCCCTCTTGGCAGTGACCACAGAAGGGGACCGGCCTTGGCTTCAGATATCCCGCTTTGAGATCAATCCAGTTTCTCTCCTCGAGGTTCTTAGGCTCAAGATCTGAGAAGTCGAGATCAGCCTTAGGTGGTTGCTCGCTCGCTCTAGCGCGCGCTCCTGCTTTGAGTTCTGCGATGATGTTGGTGTAATCGCTGAGGTCTAGCTTGCTCATCTCGCTCATCTTCGGCCTCCATTGTATCGAGCAACGATATCTTCATATCTCTCAAACTTCTTGGGTTGAGGTGGTTGAGTCTCTCGTGTTGGTCGAGGAGTTGGCAGCTTCCATCCAAAAGGATTCTCACGCGTCTCTAAGCTTGGGTTCTGCTTAGACTGATTATCATTCTGATTATCTATCAGATTATTACTGATTATATTGTCTGTCAGGCTGACAGAGGGGGTATGTCGTTCTGACATAGGGGGTATGTCAGGTTGACATAGGGGGTATGTCACTGTGACAGAGGGGGTATGTCGTTCTGACATAGGGGGTATGTCAGGTTGACATAGGGTAGAGAGACGCTCGGTGTTGAGCTTGATCAGCCTCACTCCATCAGCTCGGTCTGCTGTGTCATATCGTCGGATGACCCCAAGCTTCTGAAGATCGCCGAGCGCTCTTGATATGGTCGACTTGCTCACCTGACCACCAAGGGCCTTAAAGATATAGCTCACGCTCATGGGTTTCTCCCATGTCTCCCAGTCGAGCTTATAGATCAGTGTGACCAAGACTAGCTTGGTGGTGGTCTTAAGCTCAGACTCGAGCGCTAAACCTATAGCCTCATGCTGTTTCATGTCGCCTCCTTGACAGACATTTAAAGAAAGTTTATAGATCACTCTTGACAGAAGAGAAGATTCTTGTCAAGGTGCATCTATCTTTAACTTCCATCCAACAAGGAGGAACACATGGAAGCACAAAAGCTAGCTTTACTCAGAGCTATTCGACAGAAGAGACTTGCAGAGGTGGCTAACATCAGCGAGTCATATCTTTCAACAATCATCGCTGGCAAGACCATACCTTCTGCCACTATCGCGAATCACCTCTCTAAACTTGCAAATGAGATGTGCGCAGCGCTCGATCTCCCTGAGCCATTTGAGCCGACAGACTTTAACAGCACACTCACAGCTCATAGAGAGTTACCGCTTCAAGCCTTCTTTATGGTTGAGGATCGTTACTTTGGATCAATGAACATCAACGCTCAACAGCTCATCACTAAAGAGGACAATGACCCACAGCTCATCCAATACCTCAGGGAGTGTTATCACGGTGAGTATGAGAGCTTCGATTGGTATGGCAAGACTATCAGAGTCAGCCCACTTGAGGAGGATTGATCATGAGCTATCAAGACGAATATCCAACTTGCTATAACCTCAAGCCGGTGACGCTCGAGAAGCCCTCACCCTCAATCACTGATGTGGAGTTGGCAGCGCTTCGCGGCGTTGACCTCGCTGAGCGAGTCGCTGAGCCCATCAACCGCTTCTCAGTAGCGCGCGCCGCTATCAAGCTGAGCGCTCACATCGCTAGAAAGTTTCGATGATGCCACCTGACAGACAACTCCAAGAAGACCTGTTCTTTATCGTCCTCACCCTCTTAACCATCTTCGTCATCTGCCTGGCGATTTAATAACGAGTGAGGCGGCTGAGCTAACCTACACACTTGGCCGCCCCACTCATCAACCTCTTCCTCCAAGAAGCAATCATTCAAGGAATAACACAATGAGCATCTTTACACCAACCAACATTCAAGAACTCCAAGAAATGGCCATGCTGTTGACCGGCCACAATCAACGCGACGCCATGAACCTCATCCAAGTCTTCGCCGCTTTCGGTGACTTCTTTGGTGGTGATCTCGGTCGAACTTGGACGCAAGGCTACTCTCTCCGAGGTAAGCCGACGCTCAACGCAGATGCCATGGCCGGTATCTGTCGATCAAGTGGCTTGGTCCGATTCATCAAGACCACGAAATGGGATCATCTCAGTTGTACGATGGAAGTGGCGCGAACTGATGAGCCTGCTGATATCGTTCACAGCTTCACATACACCTTTGACATGGCTCAGGCTCAAGGCCTCACCGGTAATCGTAACTGGCGCACAATGCCGATGCAGATGCTTCGTGCTCGCTGCCTTACTATGGCGCTTCGCGCTGTGTTCCCTGATGCAGTCTCAGGCATCTACTCAGCGGATGAGATCGCAGACAACACGAACATGAGCGACGATGAGCGCACACAGATCACAGCTCAAGCTCTCGGCGAGGAGATGAGCAGTCAAGCGCCTCAGGCTCAGCGAGCGCCACAACCATCACGAGCGCCTCAACCTGCTCCTCAGCCTCAGCGAGCGCCTGAGCCTTCTCGACCTCCTCAGCCTCAACCTGCTCCTGAGCCTTCTCGACCTCCTCAGCCTCAACCTGCTCCTGAGGTTGGCAAGAAGCCAACGCCGGTGAAGCGCTTCAATAACATGGCTGATCTAGCGCGCGCGCTCGAGCATCATGGCATCTCTAAGAGCGAGGCTGTTGACGTCGCTAATCGATTGAATGTGGACCTCGAGGCCATTGACGCCGATGAGCGCACTGAGTTCTTCTACTCGTGGCTGATCTCATCGACCATCAGGAACTCACGCCTTCAACCAAACTGGTGGAGAGACAAGGGGAACAGTCGAGCGACTGTTAAGCAGCTGCGTGATGAGTTCCCCACCTTGCCCGTTGACGCTGACTCACGAGACATCGGAATCAACCTAGCGAATCCCTACTTTTGGGAGGGCCTCAGCGTAAGTGCTCACCTCGAGGATGAGGAGTCCATCGAGGCGGGACGACAGATCATGAGAGAGATCATCAACGGTTCAGAAGACGTGGCGCTCCTGCTTCAGCTGTCACGCCTGTGAGGAATCGGAGTCCTCGCCTGATAGTTGCGATGAGCTTCTAATGTCGCCTCTATCCGAGCGACAGCCGACAGCAAAGCCTCAAGCTTGCGCTCCACAGATTCAAACTTGATATCATACCCCGATGCTCGCGCCTCGAGTGAGCTGACTTGTTGTTTCAGCTTACCCATCTCTTCGGCATTTCGCGCCTTGTCCTGAGTCATCTTGATGACCATACCCACCAAAGCGATGAGGGTTGCGATGTCTAGTGTATTCATATCCATAACTGTCTCATTATTGTGATGAGGGTGAGAGCACTAACTAACAGAAAGAGCTGGCCCTCTGTCATGATGACCACCTCCATCATTTTAATATCATGATTGTGGTCGTGATGACAGCCACAGACGAAGCGCCGATTAACCCCCACTTGAGGTGGCGAGCGCGCTTAGCCTCATCAGCGGTTAGCTTCTCCTGAGCCTCGAGCGAGCGCTTCAGCGAGTCGATCAGCTTTTGATCTTGCGTCTCTCGCTTCTGCACCATCTTAGCTAAAGACTCAGCCTCTTTAACACAGCTCTCAGCTGTGGCATCAATCGCCGCTTTGCAGAGGTTGGGGCTGTGGTGGATCGCGTCTTTGAGGCGTAGCCAGTCGTGGACCGAGATGGTCATGAGGGTGGGCTGATCGAGGACTTGCCACCTCTCGGCGACCACCGGCGGAAGATACCCGCCCATGCAGATCATGAGAGCAGGATCGACTGTGGCGTGAAGAGGTCCACCACAGAGGAGAGGTAGAGAGAGAATCACCGACCACATAAGCTGGTGGCCTCCTTGATCGCCTCATCAACTCGCTCTCTGCAGAGCCCCTCACAGTTGAGGATACAATCACCCGACTTGCGCGCTTCACAACCTGCCAGGTCGAGGCCGATGGTGAGAACCTTGTCTTCAGACTTGGCTAGTTTCTTTGTGAGCTCATCGATCTCAGCCCCTAGAGCGCGCTCGACTTCAGCAGCTCCGAGCGTAGCTCCGCCGAGATAGCAGCCAAACATGAGGAGAGCGGCGACCACCGCGCCGATGATATACAACACTGACTCTTTTGAGAGTTGAGGTAGGTTTACATTAATCATTATATTTTCCAAATCTCAGCTCGTGAGCCACCGGCCCACGTTGTTTCGGTGGTGGAGTTGAACTCAGAAACACTAGCGATTGACTGCACCACTAGCTTTACATCGACGCTCGCTGAAGTCGCATCAACTAGAGCCACCGCTAACTCATCTCCACCAAATGTCTGCGGCTGTTCCTGCATTATCATTGTGCCACGGCGCCCTAAATCCACATTAGATGAATCTCGCCAAATATATTTAATGTGGCCAGTTTGTGAGCTAAAGCGCACTTGTAGTTGAGCTTTGAGTAAATACCAATATCCGCTAGGGAGGGTGATTACCCCTGAACTGACACTGTATGAAGACGCTGCTGAGCCTATCAAATCCGCAGCAGTGTTCCATGGAATAGTGCTCCCGCTACTGATAGACTGGTTGGTTAAAGAGCTAGAGTAGTAGATCACATCAGCTCTTAAGCGTCGTTGAATCTCTGAATAACTCATGTGCTACCCTCCATCGCAAAAATCACACTTCGGCTATTAGTCGCGCTACTGCTTGTTGAGACTCGCTGGAAATTAATTTGGAAATATTTACCAGTCCGATTATCAATGCTGTCTAGCGCCTCATCACCTGACGTAGTGTAGACCTGAAATGACAGTTGATAGGTGTGACCGCCTAGCGCTTGAACATAGCTAGAGCTTGCGCCAAAGCCGGTGGCTTGACCCTCCACGACTGTCAGCTGCTGGAGCATTTTAATCCCCGCGCGACCCTGCTGGATCCAGTAAGGCAGGTTACTTGAAACGTGAACCCACGGTTGGTCATACGTATCGGCGCCGTAATATGGATTAGTATTCCAGGTGGTGTTAATCGTAAATGGACTCCGATTATCATAACTCATAACGGCACCCTCATGATGATGATACGACAGTCGCTGGTAAGCGTCAGCGCAGACCCACTGAGGCTAGTCTGTCGAAGCGTTAGCGTCGCAGTACTGAGACTGGTAAAGGCCGCCTCAGCGTTATCCGTATTTAACCCACCGTTGAAGTCTGAGCCTCCGACTTTCCCTATTTGCGAGCCATCGAGATGCCAGTATATCTGATTAGTGTCGCTCGAGGCTGACCTCGTGTAGTCAGGGTATGCGATAGCATAATAATGACCGCTAGGCAGATCTATATCTGTGCCGCTGGTGACGGTTAAAAATGAAGTTGTCTGCTGATCTATGCTGACACTGTATGTAAACGGCGTCGTGGTCGCTGAGCCTGACCACGTAAGTTCCGCTATTTGGGGGCTTTGCGGTGCTTTATACATACGTCACCTCATCACACTAGGTACCAGTTCGAGCCATCAGTGATCATAGTGACGGAATCATACTGAGCAGGCACATAGGTAGTTTGGCCGCTGTGGTCAATGTACTCTGTAGAGTTGGGATCGATGGTGATTGTTCCCGTTCCTAAAACCTTGAAAGTGTACTTGAATCCACTGCCACAAGTCGCGGCGGCTACCAGGTTCACAGTGACATTGCTTGCACCATTTGAAATCACATACACCTCTTCATTATCGGTTGGTGAAGACAACGTAACTGGTGATGTAGTCGCTATCGTCGTTGTGTCTACGCTGATCGCATAACCACCACCGCCTGGAAGGTTCGTGAGCTGAGAGCCATCTACGGCAGGAAGGCGGGCGCTTCCATCAAGTTGAACAACATTATTTGCGCTCGTGCCGACGTCAAGCGCTGCCGCTGTCCCTAGCGTTGGGGTTCCTGAGAGATCACTATAGGCGCCTGTGGTCGCTACTGTCGCGAGCGTTGGGGTTCCGCTCAGGTCACTATAAGCGCCTGTGGTCGCTACTGTCGCGAGCCCTGAAACCTGCCCTGATCCGATAGAGAGAGAGCTCACGTTTGATGGTACTAGCGCTTTGTCCGTCGCTAGCCCTGCTCCCGCTTCCGCATTTGTCGCGATCTCAATGATACCTGCTACTGTCTCTGAAGCGGCGCTTGCTGTTGGAAGGTTGGTGAGTTGAGAACCATCCACAGCAGGTAAGCGCGCTGAGCCGTCCAACTGAACAACATTTGAAGCACTCGTGCCGACGTCGAGCGCTGCCGCTGTCCCTAGCGTTGGGGTTCCGCTTAGGTCACTATAAGCGCCGGTGGTCGCCACTGTCGCGAGCGTTGGGGTTCCGCTCAGGTCACTATAAGCGCCTGTGGTCGCTACTGTCGCGAGCGTTGGGGTTCCGCTCAGGTCACTGTAGGCTAGCGTGGCGTCGACCCAAGCCGCGCCACTGTAACGCAGAACTTCACCTGTTGAAGCTCCTGTGATCGTCACATCAGAGAGGTCATTGAGCTGAGTTGCTCCGCTTGGAAGGTTTGTAAGCTGACTTCCATCTACGGCAGGAAGGCGGGCGCTTCCATCAAGTTGAACAACATTTGAAGCACTCGTGCCGACGTCGAGCGCTGCCGCTGTCCCTAACGTTGGCGTCCCGCTGAGGTCACTATAAGCGCCGGTGGTCGCTACTGTTGCAAGCCCTAAATCATCATTAAATGAGGTGAGGTTGATAGCGCTCAACGCGGTGCTCACTGCCTGATTGCTCGCGTTACCTAAGAAGATCTTTCCATCATCGAGGTTGGGTGTTGCAGCCGAGCGCCCCGCGCCACCAACCATGATCACACCCGCTCCATTATTCGAGCGAATAACGCGGCCGATGTTTTGGAGCTGTGCAGTCTCGCCCGTTGGCTTAGTGTTCACTAGGCCGCCCGCTGTGGTATCAACATAGAGCGTATCACCAACAGAGAAGGCCGATGTGTTGAGCCCATAGAGGTTCCCAACACTGACAATCTGAATCTCAGCCTGATCATTTGCGGTGTTAAATGCGAGCCCAAACGCTGGCATCTTGGAGGCGTCGTCAGCATCAGCTAGGCCAACCGTTGGAGTCTCGCCATCACCAGCCAACCCCTTGATATAAACAACCTGGCCTTTAGTGATCTGAGCGCCTTCATCGTTCTTAGCCTTGAACCTGAGAGCGCCATTAACATCTGAATAGATGCTGATGAATCGGTTATCCTCATCACCGATGGTGTGGGTAGCGTCTGCATCAGGAATCATATCAGCGCCAATACTGATATCACCCGTCCCATCAGGATTGATGGCAATGTCTCCATTGCTCGCTGAGGTGATCGCTTGACCGTTAACATCAAGAGGGCCACCGAGTTGAGGTGTGGTATCCTCAACGACTGCGCTGATTCCCCCTCCTGCATAGGTCTTAAGATCGCTTGCAGGGATGAGCTTAGTTACACCTCCATCATTTAAGATGAAGCCATCAGTATCAGCAATAGTCACAGATGCACCGACGCTAGAGCCACCATCTAAGAGGCTAAGCTCTGCCGCGCTCGCCGCCACAATCGTTCCATTTAGATGAAGGCCGTAATCAGTTCCATTGTGATCGATGTCAACCTTAGCACCATTCAACTCACTCGGGATGCCGATGACGTGCAAGCCTTTAGTTTGAGTACTGCAAGGCAGAGGTAAAATGTCAACCCTGCCTGCTTCTGCTCCTGCTGTTGGGTCTTCTATTTGACCAAAAACATAAGCGTATTCGGTGGAGCCGCTCCCTGAATCTAGCCCCTTAAATGTGAGTTGCCCCAATCGATCATTTGCAGCGGGAGTGGTGCTCTGCATATTAAACAGAAGGCGAGGGCCAAAGCTCGCGCTCGATTCACTCTTAAGCTCAAACTGTGGATCATGTGAGCTATCTGTGACACCTAGGTCTAAGGTTAGCCCATCATCAGGATCATGAATGAGTTTTACATCCTGGTCATTCCCCCAGTAAATGATGCCACCATCACCAAGGTAAAGATCAGCCCACTCTCCTGATGGAGAGCCTAGATCGTAGGTATTAGCTGAAGTGGGGACCATATCGGTTGAAATAGGTTGTGTAAAAAAGCTGGCGTTGGCTTCTTGCCATTGAGTGCCGCTACAAACAAACCAACTAATCTGACGATTAATAGTAATAGATAAAGCTCCGAGAGTACCTCCTTTTGTTTGGTTGGAGATATTCAAGAGATCATTAGTAGTACCATCACTACTCACTAGGTCAATCGTGTAAGATTGATTGCGAGTTGTGAAGCCGATGATATCGCCAGGTGTAGAGCCTGAAGCGTCCGGCATGGTTACTGTTTGAGTGCCTACTGGATAACCGCAAACGTACACATAATTGCTCTGAGCTGTAAATGTTGAGCTCGTCTTAGTCTCAATATCATTGATCTGATTGCCAGCACCTGAGACAGCGAGGTCAACATAAGCGGTTGTGGCGATCCGCGTTGAGTTATCGCCCTGAGTCGCGGTCGGTGCGGTCGGCGTGCCTGTTAAAATAGGACTCGCCTTTGGCGCCTTAAGGAACAACTCATCATCAATCCCGCTGAGGTGTCCATCGATGTTGGCGTTGGCGGGTATGTAGTTTGATGGACTGTGATCAGCGGCGAGATCATCAGCAGAGAGCACCACAGCGCCGGTCAAGGTGTTGACTGAGCTTACCGCGTCGGTGTTGTCGACCTTATCAAACATCGCACTAGTAACAGGGTCACTTGCATCTTGATTAAAGATCAAATGGTCACCTGAGAGGAACTGTACCCCAGCTAGTGAGTAGGTCGCCGCTGAGATATACATGTCACCTTGCTGAGCTGTCACCAAGCTCTGACCTGTATAACTCCCTTTATATTCGACCCCTCCCACAAGCGCCGCGTCAATCCGCTCCTTAACCTTTCGAGGTGTCATGGCCTTGAGGTCATCAGTACCCGCCGCTGACTCAACCGAGTCAGCGATCTCGATGATCCCCTTGACCGTCTCGCTTGCATCAGGGACCGAAGCGGCCCCACCCCCTGGCCATGGTTTAGCGTCAATACTCATATCTCACCTCACACGTTGGTCGTGGCGTTGAAGCCTGCATAGATCACGAAAGAATCACCGGCGGCGGCCTTCTTATAGGCCACTGAGGTCACGCTTGAGCCTGAGACAAGCGCTTGCACGTCGACCTTATAGGCGCCGAGTACAGGGATGACGCCATCTGAGTTGGCCACGCCATCACCTGCACCACCGGCGGCGCGTAACTTGCAATAGCTCACCGTGTCAGTTGATCCGCTCACCACCTCCAAGAAGGCGAAGCTGAGGCCAGCGTCGAGCTGTGTCCCTGTTCGTGTGTCGTAAAAGTCGGTCGAGCTGAGGCTGTGCCAATCAGTGTCAGCGACTGCTGAGGCGTTATAGGCTGCGGTATATCCACCAGCGTGGATGGGGTACTGAACTCCGAGTCTCATGGCTTCTCCAGTGTAGTCTCTTGAGGTTGGGGTTGGGTTTGGGGTTGAGGTTGTTGCATCTGCTGAGCCTGAGCTTGAGCTTGAATCACCTCAGTTGGTGACACCTTTTTAGCCCACACGTTGGCACCTGCAAACGAGAGATATAAAGTGTTGATGAGGCCGAGCGCTTCAGTGGTCGCCTTGCCACTCATGGCGAGCATAAAACAACAGCCTAGCGCCGCGTAGAAGCCAAGCGCCTTCCGGCCTCCTGCTTTACCTGTTAGGCTGCTACTCATCGAAGTCTTCCGAGAGTAAGCGGTAAACGTGGGCCACCTCATCTAGTGAGCGGTCGCGAATAATCACACCCTCACCATGGGTATCATCGCCGAGCGTGCCATGAGCGTTCCCCTCGACAGTCTCAAAGACTCCATCAACAGGCTCACCACGACAGATGGTGATGTGGTCACCTTGGGTCGCGTGCTTGCCGGAATAGACCACCACGATATCACCGGGCATCATCTTAGATGGGTCAATGTGTCGTGAGGTCTGTGACCAGTTAGAGTAGAGACGGTAGCAAGATGGAAAGATCTTCTTTCTGATGCTCGGCTTAACTGCCGTCCAACAGAAGGCGGCGAAAGCTCCACACCAAGCAAACTGACCATTCTTGACGTACTCCTTCTCCCACGTCCAACCGAGCCCCTCGACTGATCTGATATAGGTGTTGATTCGTCGATCAGGCTCTTTGACAACACTCTGCCATTCACTCATCCCACGAGCGACGGCCTCGACGGATCTTTCATCTCGTGGTGGTCTTGGATACGTGACGTCGCGATGAGGTAGCGCTTGAAGGTCAAGCTCAGCCTGACCTAGTGAACGCTCGAGGCGCCTTACATCATGTTTGAGGTCGTTGATTGTCGCCTCTAGCTCTGCTTTTGTTGGCATCAGCTGAACTCCTGAGCAGGTGTGGTTAGGTTGATGATATCAGAAGAGTTGGCTAAATAAGCATCACTTCTGTGATTGTCTGAAGCTTGAGAGTATGTGGTTGGCTCAAGAGTGCCGTTGAGCGCTGTGATATTATGGGCCGCTGTAAACACGATGGTGTGACCTGTGACGCTCGCCACCTCAAGCCCCGTGATGGCTCCATCATGATTCCCTTTAGGGAGATAATCGACCACATCACCAGCCTCAAAGAATGAAGCGTCGGCTTCTGTTGAGTCGCTGAAGTCGTCTGCCGCCACTGTGACTGCCGTAGCGG